AAATGCATTATTACAATGCCCTGACGTGTCTAAAATAAGGAAAGCTTTTGTAACATGTTTCCCTTGTTTTAGATGTGCTAAGGCTCTTATGAATACAGGAGTAAAAGAAGTAATCTACATTGATGTTTATAACGGCTTTGAAGAGACGGCAGAAATGTTAACCTCTTCCGGCATCTCAATCCATAAATACGAGGTAATATAATGAGTACGTATCAAGATGTAATAAGCGTAAATAAGCACCATGGGGTGCCTATGGCAATTAAGCCAACTTTTCCTAATGTTGAAGAGTTTAGCTTTAGACATGACTTTTTACTTGAAGAACTTGATGAGCTAGAAGAAGCTTTTGGGGAACGATCTTTAGTAGGAATAACAGACGCAATTGCTGATATACTAATTGTAACTTATGGCCTTGCCGCAACAATGGGTTTGCCTATGGATGAAATACTTAAAATAGTTAATGCTGCTAACATGCATGGCAAAAGATTGGTTACTTCTGCCGAAGAAAGCAAGCGCGGCTATAGGTTTGACTTAAAGAAAACTAAAAACTTTGTATCGCCAGAAAATGCAATTTTTGAATTGCTAAAAGGAGTCTTGTAATGGATAGTCGTTCTATAGGCTCTTTAACAGATGAACTTTATGAAGTTAGGTCTCATAGACTAGCATTAGAAAAAGAAGCTGATGGCCTTAAAAGCAGAGAGTCAGCCATTAGTAGTTACTTAATAAAAAAATTACAAGCTGATGATACAGAGGCTGTACGTGGCGCTAAAGCAATGTTTAGTTTAAGCCATAAAGTTGTGCCTGAAGTGGTAGACTGGGAAAACTTATACAGTTTTATTGTTGACCACCATGCTTTTAGTTTACTACAAAAACGTATAGGCTCAATGGCCTGGGGTGAATACTTAGACTCCGGCGTAGTTGTTCCAGGCACAGTGGCACTTAACGTTACAAAATATAATCTAACCAAAACTCGAGGATAATAAAATGTCAGATGAAATAATTGAAAGTACTACTACTGAAGTTGCAACGGTTAGTTGGGAAGAAGCTATAGCTAAAAAAGCAGCAGAACAAGCGGCAATGCGTGGCCAATTGTCTAATAGTGTTAAATTCTTAAGCTTCAGAAGTGGCCAATTAAGTATTGATGGTGTTGCACTTCCTGATAATAAACTGCAAGTTGTTGTACTAACATTCATTGCAGAAAATGCTTACTACAAAGGCAAGTTTGACCCAACTGTATCACAGACACCGTTATGCTATGCTTTATACAATAGTCAAAAAGATATGTGGCCAAGTGATAGCGTAAAAGAAAAGCAGGCAGACACCTGCGTTGAATGTCCTAACTTCGAGTGGGGTTCTGACCCACAGGGTGGTAAAGGCAAAGCTTGTAAAACTCGTTACAGGATTGCAGTTATACCAGCACCAACAGATGCGTCACTGCCAGTGCATATACAAAGTTCTGAGCTGCGTTTTGCTACTATACCTGTTACATCAGTCAAAAACTTTGAGCAATTCATGTCAAAAGCAGAGTTAGTGTTTAGTAGGCCGATGTTTGGAGTAGTTACTGAAATGTCGGTAATGCCTGATCCCAAAACGCAATACGTAATAAACTTCACACCAATTAGCAAGATTGCCGGTGAACTTATGCTGCCTATGTTAGCCCGTATTGAAGATGCAGAAGCTGCTATTACCTACGATATGGGTGCTACTGACGAAGAAGATGCAATAACTAATAACACTAAACAAAAACCGTTAAAATAACGTAGTTTTTAAGCTCCCTGGGAAACTAAAATTTAAGTTTAATATAACCGATTAGCTTAAATATTATAAATTCCCAGGGAATAAATTAATAGCCAAGGCAGGCACTAAAAATGGAATTATGTATGCTAAATAACTTTATAACAATAGACTTTGAAACACATCCAATAGAAGGCTCACTACCACCAAAGCCAGTTGGTGTAGCCATTAAAGTAGGCGACAACCCATCAGAATATTTATCCTGGGGGCATCAAAACAATAACAATACTACTGAAGTATATGCAACGTTATGCTTAAAGAAATTATTTTCTGAACATCCTATAATAATGCATAACGCATCATTTGATATAAACGTTGCAAAATATTGGCTGGGCATAGACTACCCAAAAAGACTTCATGATACGCTAATTCTGTTATTTTTGCGTAATCCGCATGCTAGAACTCTTGCTTTAAAGCCAAGTGCTGAAGAAATACTCAACATGCCGCCTGAAGAAAAAGACCTACTGCATGATTGGATTATAAAAAATGTGCCAAAAGCAAACAAAAAGAATGCGGGCGCATTTATAGCACAGGCCCCAGTTAGCTTAGTGGCTCCTTATGCTTGTGCTGACGCAGACATGACGGCTGCGTTATTCAACATAATGTACCCTTTATATAAAGGTGAAGCTTATGATAGAGAAATGAAGTTAATGCCTATATTGTGTGCAAACACTTTGCAAGGTATTAATGTAGATGAAAGCATCATATATAAAGACTTTGTAGAATTCAAATCAGCGCATAAACTAGTTTCAGACAAAATATATCAAAAGTTAGGCTCTGAATTTAATATAGACTCGGGCGTTGAACTGGCTAACGCTATTGAAAAAGCTGGCCTTAACACTCAATGGATTTACACTAAAACTGGCAAGGCCTCTACAAGTAAGAATAACCTACTGGCAGCTATAAATGACAAAGAATTATTAGACTTTCTTAGCTATAGAGGCACATTATCGACATATTTAGACACTTTTATGTCTTCCTGGATTAGCAAAAACAACGCAGGCAGACTGCACTTTAATTGGAACCAAGTTAGAAATCAAGAAACCGGCGGCTTTATGGGCACACGAACTGGCAGATTGTCTGCCTTCAATGCGCAAATACTTCATACCAGATGCGGGCCAATTGTGGCTTTCGCGAGATTTTAATTCACAAGAATTGCGAGTGCTTGCTCATTATGAAGACGGTATTATGATGCAGTCATATCAAGAAAACCCGCACCTTGACTTGCACCAATTAATGTCAGATACGTTAACAAATGCTCTAAAAAAAGAGATTAGTCGCAGAACAGCAAAGACTATAGCATTCTCTATACTATATGGTTCAGGCATAACTGCACTTTCAGAGCAATTAGAATGCAGCTATGATGAAGCAATGGAAGTAAAGAGAGCATATTTAAATAGTGCGCCGGGTATTAGAGATGTACAAAATAAGATAAAAACTTCTTGGGATATTGCAGATCCTATTAAAACATGGGGTGGTAGATATTATTTTAAAGAAGACCAAAAAATGATAACAGACAAACGAACTGGCGAACAACGCCTGGCAGATTTTGGGTATAAAGGTTTAAACTACTTAATACAGTCAAGCTCGGCAGATATAACTAAGCAAGCTATTATAAACTACAATGAAATTAAGCAAGATGGCAGATTCTTATTATCAGTGCATGACCAAATAGATATATCAGGTCCTTTAAGCGAAATGAAACTACTTAAAGAGGCTATGAGTGACATAAAATTAGACGTAAAACTTTTGAGTGATGGCTCATATGGCAATAATATGACTACGCCCGAGGTTTATAATGATTAAAGAATCTACCATTGAAAAGAAAAGTTGCGCCTGGGCAAAACTTACTTTTGGCATTAGAAGTTTTAAAATAACAACTTATGTGGGTGTGCCAGATAGACTGTTTTTGTATAAAGGCAAAGTTATTTTTGTAGAATTTAAGCGCCTCGGTGAAAAGCCAAGGGTTATTCAAGAGCATGTGCATAAACTACTAAGAGACGAAGGTTTTACTGTTTACGTAGTAGACAACTTTGAAAGTTTTAAAGCTATAATAAAGGACTGGGCCAATGTTAACTAAACCGGTAATACCAAAAGTGTACACTCCCCATGTGTATCAGCAAAAAGCTGCATCGTTTGTACTTAATTCTTTTGAGCATTTTAATTGTGCTGCATTGTTCTTAGATATGGGTCTTGGTAAAACTTCTACTACGCTTAATGTGTTTAAGACTTTAAAGGAGCAAGGCAAAGTTAAACGTATGCTAATAGTGGCACCATTGCGCGTAGCTCAAACTACTTGGAGCAACGAAATAAAAAAGTGGATTGACTTTATGGACTTTAGTTGCGTAATTTTGCATGGGTCTGACAAAAGCGTATTACTGCAAAGAGATGTTGATGTGTACATTATTAACTACGAGGGATTAGTCTGGTTAACAGAACAAAATTGGCGTGGCGCCGATATGCTAGTCTTTGACGAGTTAACTAGAATGAAGAATTGGTCTTCTAAAAGAGTGAAAGCTATTAAGCCATTTCTGCCCACATTTAAATACCGGCTTGGCTTAACTGGCACTCCTATGCCTAATGGATTAGCGGACTTATTTAGTCAAATTTATATGCTTGACTTAGGCGCTTCATTGGGTACTAAGCTGTCACATTTTCAAACCCGTTACTTTAAGCCTAAAACACAATATTCATTTAAGCTACAGCCTTACCCAGACTCCCTAGACAAAGTAACAAACAAACTGCGCAACATTGCATTTCGTATGGATGCTAATGACTGGATAGACCTGCCAAAAGAAATATATAATAACATAGAACTTCATTTAACGCCTACGCTAAAGAAGCAATATGACTTTCTTAAAGAAGAATTTTTAGTAGCCCTGGGAGACACAATAATAACTGCACAATCTGCATCTGTGCTATCTACAAAACTTCGCCAATTTTTAAGCGGGAATATCTACACTGAAGATGGCGATGTGCAGCATGTACATGATATAAAAATGATGGCACTGCGTGAATTTGTAGACGACTTAAATGGAAGTCCTGTTTTAGTTGGTTACCAATATAGGCACGAGATACCTGTATTTAAAAAGTTATTTCCAGAGGCTACTTTTATTGAGTCTTCAACAACAGGACCTAAGTTGCAGCAAATAGTTGCCGACTGGAATAATGGCGATATACCAGTTTTATTTGGCCACCCTAGTTCAATTGGGCATGGTTTAAATCTGCAAGAATCTTCTAACGCTGTGCTTTTTTATTCGCTTGACTTTAACTTAGAAAATTATCTACAGTTTATAAAGCGCGTTTGCCGCCAGGGGCAAAAGCAAAAGCATGTAATTATTCACTATCTTGTATTCAAAAATACCATAGACGAGCATATACAAGCTATTTTAAGTGGCAAGGACTCTCTTCAGAATGTACTGCTAGACTTTTTAAAGGTCTAAACATTGTTACGTTACGCACGCGAATTAAGTAAGACTAACTACTTACTACTTATTCAGATTTCGCGTACGTAACCATCATTTTTATTTAGAGCTTTTAATTTTTGGTAGCACGCTAGTTGGTATCTTATTCTTGATATAAGCCTGTAGTGTGGGGCGCTTAGTTGTTATGTTATAAATATCTTCTGGCTTTGTTATGGCAGAAATATCAATCTCGCCTCTGTCTAATACGTCCCAACTACGCAAACCATTTTTTCCCTCTTTAGCAAGGTATTCTTGGAACTTAGGATGGTACACTAAGTCATTTACATTGCCGCCCTCATAAGGACTATGCTCCCTTATTGCTGGAAACCAATGCCCGTAGTCGTCCCCTTTATTTTCTAGGCCAAGTTTTTCAGCTATAGCAGCAATGCCATCACCACTGTTATTCCACCAGTCGTCTCGCATATCAAGCTGGTTAGGTTTGATAAACACCTTGTTCATAACGCCCCGCGGGTATTGACCGTAGGGGTCGCGTTTATTATCTTTAAACCATTGAGAGTCTTGCTTTCTTTTAGCAAAAAAACTAGGCACGCTCCAGTCTTTAACTAAACTTCCGCCGCCGTGATACCAAGGGGTAGAAGTATCAAAACCCTTTTCTTGTAGGCTAGCTAGCACTTCTTTTATTTTAGATGGCCGTATTGTGCCCATAAGAGAAGCGATAGGATTTACATTAGAAGCATAGTCTACCATAGACGTAGGGTCTACACCTTTTGGTAGGCTATTTTCTATACCAGTTTTTACGTTATTACCTAACTTACTCAACCATTGGCCAGTAGTATTAGCTTTAGGGTTATTATTTAGTAGTTGTAAGTAGTCGTCGATAGCACTCATTATTTACCCCCAACAACTGGCGTAGTCATGCGTTTAGCAAATTCTTGGTAAGAATCATAAAGGCCCTGCTTTGTTTCGTCATACTTGTCACCTACGTAGTTAACTACCTCCTCAGCTTTTCTATAAGCTTTTGGGTACGGATGCTCATTCACAGCCGCAGCCCGAGCCCAGTTAGTTGGGTTGCTATAAAATTCTTTACCAACAACGCCCTCATTCATTAAGCCTAGTAACCCTTTTTTGGCTGGATAACCTGATAAGTATAGGCGCATCAATGGATCAGTGTAGCCTGTTATTTGGGCATTAAATGGCATTAGCAGTTTATTCATTAACGTTGGTGGCGCCTCTAATGAACTCGAATGCACGCCCATGCCGCCCAGTGGCGACTGCCCCGGTCCTTTTTGTTTTAAAGCTTCATGCTTTGCCCAACGATAAAGAGTGTTTATAGCATCTGGCGCCGACTCTTTTAGGAACCTTTTGCTATCTGCTGAAGCAACATGATTGCCATATTTTATAGCATCAAAATTTCCAAACGGGTCTAGCCCATACTTTGTTAACTCTTCATAGGTAGCCCACTTTTGATTAGTGTCTTTCCATTTAGCTATATTAGCACTAGCATCCCCACCAGCACGGCGTATACCTTTCTCTACAGAACTGTCTAGCGTGTCTAATATAGGTTGCAATGCTTTAGCTCTACTAGAGTTGCCATTAAACCAAGAGTCTGATATGTCGCTTTTTAAAGTAGAACGCAAGTCTTGAAAGTCTGCGCCATTAATAGTAGACGGCTGCATTTGGCCTAGTGCATTTCTTTTAACTCCCATAAATTTGTCAAGTCTTGTAACATATTTAGAGGCATCTCTATACACCGCCTGGCCTACGTCGGTATCATTTTTAGCCAAAGATGTTAAATGGCTTCGCATGGCGGCTCTATCAGCGTGGTCAAAACTGCCTGTTGTGCCGCTTACTAGCTTATTGTAAGTATCTTTTAGGCCCTGCTCTACATTAGTTAACTCTGTTGGGCCTAGCTGAGCTACAGAGCCTCTTTTTATGCCCAACGTTTCGAAGGCACTTTCGTTCATTGTTTTTCTATTTGCTGCGTCAAAGTCACGCATGGCCTGCGAATAGTGGCTGCTATTACGCGCACCAGCTTCAAACCGCATGGCTGACTCATTACCTACATCAAAACCAGGCTCAGCATTGTAACCCTCATCATAAGCCCATTTCCTAAGCCTAGCCTCATTAGGCGTTTTAAGCCAATGGTTTTCTGCTTTAAGCAAATAAGGAGAAACCATGCGGCCAAATTTATTGCCTAGCACAGACGACAAGGCACCGGAGCCCATAGACTCATCATAGTGTAGGCCTCCTTCTATAGCGCCAGTTACAGCGGGGCCAAGTAAGTTGCCCGCACTGTCAGTTGTTAAAGACTTGAACGGAACATTCTGTCTAGCGTTATGCAACTTTCTTTCTGCCCAAGGTATAGTCACCTCTCTTTGTAAGCCCTGCCCAAGTTTATCAACAACTGGTATGTCAGATTTAGCCATGCGGTCTATAGACCTAGTAAATAAGCCTTTGCTTTTTTCTACTGCGGCTAGGGGTCCTTCAGCTAATTGGCTAACTGTTTTGCCTAGCACATTTGCTAGTGGCTTGGTGGCCATACCGGTTAGCATATAAGGCAGCATGCCACCAACGTGACCGCCTAGCCCAGGGTTATCATTAAATGCTTGCATAGCTTTATCGTAGCCAGCTTGCTCTTTCTTTCTGTCCATTATAGACTTATAAGCCTCGTTTTGTGTATTCTCGTCACCAATGGAGTACTTTATTTGGTCCCATAGGTTAGCTGTGCCCGCGCCTATCTTGCTAGCTACTTGCCCAGCACCGAGTTCAAACTTACTAGGCGTGTCGCTAGCAAACCCAGAGCCTAAAACATCTAGGTATGGCACTCCTTTAGTGGCCTCTGCTATTTGTTGACCCAAGGCTGTCTGGGAAAAGGCTTTAATAAGCAAACCAGCACCTGGTATGTCACGAGGCATAAAGTTGTGCATATTTGCCACTTCATTAGCTTGTTCACGATTTCCCCGCAAGTCAATTAACTTTTCCTTCATAGCATTTAATGCCGCGGTTCGCTGGTCCCAAGTATCAAAATTTCGAGACTCCTCACTAGGTGCCATAGGATTATCAAAACCACGCAAGCGCTCTTCTAAGGCTGCTATTTCTTCGTCTTTGTTTCTAAAGGCATCTTGTATGCCCTCTGGTATTTTTACGTTTATAGGCGTGTTAGCCTGCTCTCGTATATTAGCTACGTGATTATTAAATGAGTCTCTAATAGGCAACTTTATAGGCGCTGCATTATTCCAGTCATCAGCAATGCTGTTACTAGTATTAGCCGCTACTTGGTCGCCATACTCTAGTGTATTTGGGGCGTCTGGGTTTTTAGGGTCTCGTAATGCTACGCCTTGCTCTGCACGTTTAACAGCCCTAGGGCCGCCATAATAGCCTATAGCCATTTTCCTGGTATCGCCATTATTTGCGTCATAAAGCTGCGAGCCATACCTAATGCCAGCACGCATATTGTGCGCAGGGTTGTTTATGTCCCAACCTTTGCTGGCTACAGAGTTGAAAGTATTTGGCGTTATTTGCATATTGCCAGTGGCGCCTTGGTTAGAAGTTTTTGTATTTGCGCCACTAGATGACTCTTGTGCATACAACGCTTTTAGTGACTGGCCTTTATGCGAAGCGGGTTCTATGCCTTCTTGCATAAGATACGCATCAAATGTGTCTACTGGTTCACTAGCATTCCAATCGGCTATATTACTCATCTGCGTACTCCGGGTCTTTACTGTCACTATACAGGTGCATCACTCTGCCTTTAGGGTACTCTTTGGTAGGCGGCACTCGTCTAGTTTGGATAATAACTCGTTGCGCCGTGCGGCCACCTTGCGGCTTTTCCTTTAAACTTACTAGCTCTTCAGTAGTTTTTCTTAAGCTTTCTGGGTCAAATGCACCAGTTCTTAAGGACTCTCTAATAATTGCTAGGCCCCGCTTTTTAGCGGCTTGTAATGCGTTAGAGTCACCCCATTGAGGAATATAAGCGTCTGCCTTATCCTCAGCTTCTTGGGCTGAATAGCCACCACCTGTTAAGGCATGAATAACATGCACTTTACCCGCCTGCTGGGCTTGCCCCAGTAACTGCTGCTGGTCCGAAGATATTAGCTTGCCAAATTGTTTTACTACCGGAATGTTGGTATTTGTTAGCATATTTCCAGCAAAGTCTTGCACATTTTCTAACGAGGAAGTTGGGTCTAATGAATAATTTTCGAGCACATTAAACATGCTATCTGAAGCTTCAGCAAGCCCTGCATAGTGGGTGCCCACTTTTGTTTGAGCCTCTGTTGGCGCATTATCTTTTTCTATGGTCTGTATATTACCTTTACTATCAACCCCATAAACATTGTTTTTATTTAAACCGCGATCAGTTTTTTCTTTGTCAGTCATTATATGCTGTATACCGTTTTCACCAGTGTTCACTGTAACCCCACTATAGCTTTTGCGCGGTACTCCAATAGCTGTAACAGTATTTCCATCAACACGAGCATTAGTTTCGTAGCCGGGTTGGCCCGGTACGCCCATAGTTATGTAGTGCGGCGGAGTAGGTTTAGCAGCTATCATGTCAAGTCCTGCAGACGCATAAGCAGGGTCTTGGGAAGTAGCTAGTTTTGCTGCAAATTCTTGTAAACTGCCGCCGCCTAGTAGCCCAGAGCCCTTAGTTGGCAACTGCGCATTACGGTACGGTGTTGGTATACCATTACCCGGGCTACCAGGGTCACCGATTAATGTTTTCATTTGCTCTACAGCCCCAGCGTGTTGTTCTGCCGCCCGCTTAGCTGCCCTTTCTTGAGGCGTAACTCTATATATTTCAGCATAATTAGGCTGCTGTGGTATAGGCGCTGCTTGTTGATTCTGTCCTTGAGATAAGAATGCCAACATTGAACCAAGTGCTTGGCGACTATCATCTTGAGGTGCTACACGTGGTTTTACTATATCACCACTTAATAAATCTTGTATTGAAATACCCATCATCTACCCCTTGATAGCATTTTAAGTAATGTGTCCCAATTAGCATTAGGATGAATAGCACCAGGCATTTGAGGCATAGTAGCTTGTGGAATACCTGTTTGTGGAAGTTGAGCCACTCCAACAGAAGTCATTGGCTGTCTTTGTTGTTGAGGTTGTTGTTGCATAACCTGTTGCATCATCTGATTATACATTGGGTCATTAGGTTGTGCAGCAGATAGTCCAGCAGAAACATCTTGTGGTTGCGCCCATTTCTCCCAACTACGATTGCTTTGTTTTTGTGCAGGAATAGTTGCTGCTGATCCTATTGTTGATGACATCATAGGATTAGTAGTTGTTGGCGATCCTGTTAATGCTTGGTTTAATGAACTTTGTGGTAATACAGCACCTGCAACTTGTCCAGACATAGCATTGCCAGCGCCACCCATAGACTTCTTTCTCAGCAGATCAGTAAGACTGCCACCGCCACTTAATAACTCCAATAAGCTACTCATTACTTAGCACCTCCACCGCCACTCATTCCCATAGCATTACTGTTTCCAGAACTACTGCCAGAATTAAGCACTGTTGGTGATCCTAAAGCATTTGCATAGTTACTAATATTTTGCCAAGGCATCATACCTGGTGCAAACGCACCCATACCAAGATTTTGCATATTTTGACCCATACCTAAAGCACCAGTAGAAACACCTTGTTGCTGTCCTAACATATTTGACATCAACTGCTGTCTAGCAAGAGTTCCTTGATCTGCTTGTTGTGCAATGTTAAGTTTATTTTGCAAGTCTTTATCAAAAGTATTGTAGCCAACATCTGCTAAATTCTTTTGCAAATTGCTGTTAATATCATACATGCCTTGAGAAGTAGCAGTTCCATGCCTTGATCCACCAGACATGCCTGAGGCTGTTGCCCTTGCATCAAGATTAGATAGCATGTTAGCAGTTGCTCTATTAGCATCAGCAGCATAACCAGCTTTCATTGCATCAGCATAGGTATTCCCTTGTCCACCCATCATCTGAGCATAAATGCTTTGTGTGTTAGTTGGAGCATTTAATGATTGTTGCAATGACTGAGAAAGCCTATTAGCATTATCCATGCCTTGATATACGCCACCACCTAACTGGTTTTTCCATTCAGGCATTGCTGCTTGGCTAGTTTGGTTAATGTAATCTTGCGCTCCACCCATCTGCTGATTGATGGTGTTTCCAACATTACCATAAGTACCTGCTGCTGCATTGTACATTTGAGTAAGTGCATCAGATTGCCACTTTGGTATTTGTTGTTGGAACTGACTTTGGTTATTTGCCTTACTTTGATTATAGCTTCCACCGCCTGACATGACCTTCCCCTTATGCGAAAGTGTTGTTGAAACCGTCTATCCATGCTTGGTAAGCAGGAACGCCAGCGGAAAATGGGTTAGTGCCAATAAGTAAACCTGTTTGAGCAGCTCTACGACCATCTCCCCATGCTTCATTTAGTTTAAATGAGTTTTTATATATTTTGCCAGCCATGTTATTCCCCTAGTTTTAATCTAACTGTTGATGATATTTTTTCAAATCCTAAGCCTTTAAGATACCTTAGCCAACCATTTCTAACTGCACAGCCTCTGACTTCTGTACAGTTTAAATCTTTTGCTATGGCTCTCATTACAAGTACATATTGTTCAAACCATGCGCCCATTTCTTCTCCACCAATAGCGTTAATATGGAGGACACGCAATCCTTCTGAAAGTTCTCTTACTTCTAAAGTATGAACTGCAACAATATGCTCATTGCGACAAATAAGAAGAGCCATGTTGCTTCCTGACAATAAAACTCTTTTTATTCCTTCCTCAGTAAGCTCACCATTTGATATTTCAATAGCCTTTTTAAGATGTGGAACAATCTTATCCCACAGGACTTCTACTAATGTTGGTGGTAATGCTACTATATTATAATTATTCATTGCGCTACATAAGTCATAGTTACTACATTAGATGCAGTTGATGGTCTAGTTGGTGAAGTTCCTGTTGCATATGCCTGTATAGTAACACCAGCGTGTGTTGTAGACCACCAGATTTCAACATATTGACCAGCAGTTAATCTAACAAAAAAGTTCCAACCATTAATGCTATGTCCTGCTATGCCACCATGACTATTTGGCACAGAAATATAACCTGTAGAACCTACCACATCTGTACCATTTATACGCAACCAAATACTAACGTCCTGTAGTGCTGTATCTGTATTTTGAAACTGCGTGCTAAACTGCAAATTATATAATCCACTATATGCAACTGTTATCCTTGATCCACTAACCATACTGACATTGCTACTATAATCAGTAGTATTGAACGTCATAACATTAGCTGTATTGGCTGTTACCGTATGTGAAACTGTATCTTGAAACGCACCATAAGGAGTTGATGACATTGATGATAGCGATGTCCAACCATATGATGTATAAACCCATGCACCTTCATAAGTAATGCTTGGCAAAATAGCATTAGCAAAATAGTAAATTTTACCGACATGTGGCTTGCTTGGAAGAGCTGTCAATATGCTTAAATTACCTAGATCATCAGCCTTGTAATTGACTGATGTTAGTTGCCTAACTAAATACTCTTTAAGTTCTGGTGATGTTGTAAAAGGAGGCTGTTCCATTATCTCACCCCATTAATTACATATTCTATATCTAAACCACTTAAAGTAAATGGCAGTAAACCTGTTGACTTAATACGCCATGACAAGAGCTTTCCGGTAGTTCTAATATCAACCTTTCGCATGGTCTTAGGATTAAATAATACTTCAGGTTTCCAACGTACTGCACCACCTACAAAGTCCTGTGATCCTAATTGTATACTAACTGATTCATTAGATGTTAAGTGTGGATATACACTTTGTGTTGTTGTTACTACTTCTTGCCCTTCTAAGGCAAAACTAAGCCGTTCTAGCAACGTATTTTGAACAGTAGTGTTATCGTCTAGCTCTAGTGAAACTATTGCACTATTGACGTTATTGGTGCTTACTACCGTTTTTGAGAATACTGATGTTGGATCATAAGTCCAAACCCTTGAAGATGTATCCCAAGTGTCAGATGTATTGCTCCACAACAAAGGCACAGCAAGATTTACACCAAATGCTAACCCTGTTGTAGTGTTTGGTATATTACGAATAGATGTAGTGCCGTCAACATAGTTAAATATAAACGCAATGTTAGGTAATGTATTACCTACTTCTGGCACACAGAACCAAATCTCTTTAGTAATCGGATTTGTTAAAGCAAATGAATTAGCATAATAAGTAGAATCAATGTTTGTTGTTAATCGTGTTTTTAACTGTTTATTTAAAATAGACTGTATAGAGTTACCGTCATTAGATAGTATGTCACCATCAGATAAGAAATAATGAACGCCATTTGCTTCTGCTAAACAGTTCTTAGCTAATAAACCATGATTTGCAGACAATACCTGACGTTGCCATACAAACTCACCACCAACATAATTTAATATATTGATGCCTCGCTCTGAATAAAGTACAAAAGCATCACGCAATGTCTTGCCATCAATCAATGCGCCCATGTCACCACCAATAGATGCCTTTCCAGCTATAGATGCTAAGTCTGTTTCGTCCCATGTATAAGGCAGACCATTAACATCAGCAGGATGACTCCAACGGTACGTTGATGGCAAAATAGTTCCAGCTTCTGAAAGATTTAAGGCAAACAAGAAGTCTTTATGAGAACGTATAATATCAGCACTGTATCCCATTGCTTGCCAAGTGCTGCCAACTTTAAAATTAAGCGGTTGAAGTATCTGTGCGGTTTGCTGTGGCGACCAATATTCTGGATAATGTTGTTTATTATTAAATATTGGTATGCTTCCTAGTAAACAACTATGCCAGAATAATTCACCATTTGTACTAATGCCTGGATAACCTGTAGCAGATGTAATATTAGTCCATGACGCTCCGTTATATGCCCATGCTGATGATTGCCCTATTAACACATAGAAGCTACCGCTAGCACCCAATATTGGCTGAATTACACCTGCCTTGAAGTTAGATGGTGGCGTTGCTAATGTCTTAGACATGTTAAAGCCGACTATTTTATTATTTATTAGTCTAAAGTTTGTTCCATAAGTAAATACTTCTGGTGGTAAGTCACAAGGTTCTAAATCAAAATTAACATTTTGCATACCCAAATTATTAATTTTTAATAATGTCATAGCAATTTACCTTGAGTAGCTAATAATAATTGTTGGCTTGTTTGGTTAGCTGAAGTCATCTCATTTCTAAAAGACTCAACCGCTGCACTGGTGCTTCTTTGTTGCATAGAATTTTCTATCATTAGCATTGGCAACCATGCAATAGCACAGCCATGTTCATCTAAAACTTCACCTGTATTTGGATTAGTTCCAGCTAGTTTTGTATACCATGCACAACGATGGATTGCTCCGTCTTTTATTTCTTCACATTTTGCCCCAAGTGGGCATGTTAGAACTGTTTTTATTTCCATATTAATCACAAAATATTTGTAAACTTTCTCTTAGTGGAGCTAATATATTAGGCATATTTGTTGTATGCCAGACAGGTGGAACAAAAGAAACTGTTTTATTATACTCTGGATATACTGCTATCAATCTATCATCAATATCTTGATAAACTAATGAACCGCTCCAATTTCTATCCCAATGTTCATTCAAATATACCGTTAATGCATATTTATGATCTTGGTCGCAGTGCCATTGCACATAACTTAACCTTGACCCTAGCGTATATGCTATTGAAAATTTACTTCCTGCTAACTCTGGAAACTTGTTAATTAGTTCATACTTTGTTTGCTCTAGTAATTCATCTTGCAAATGATACACAAATATCACACCACTAGACCCTACTAAATCAGGTTCCCATGCTGTCAAATTAGTAATAAATTTTTCAGCAACACTAGGATACTGTTTAATTTTTTTTATTAAATCATCCGATAATGTATCGAATGTGATTTTAATTTCCATCAGTTTTTAGAGCAGATAATCATATCAATGTATCTTGGTGTCCAACTAACACCAGTTGTTGTTGAGTTAGAACCAGTTGGAGTACCAGCAGATGCGCCTTGTATCTGTGCATAACCAACACCTGTTGTTGTAGAACTTACATTAAACCAAGCATTTGTAGCATTTGGACCACCCTGTGTTAATGTTCCTCTAGTTTCAATACTATGATTATGTCCTGCATCTGAGTGACTATGCGTTCCCATTGCATTACCAGTAAATGTATGTGTATGAGCCACCATTGTAGTGCTGTTTACTATGGGAGAATCTGTACCTGCAACACCACCTCCAGCAGTGTCAACAACTCTAAGCATACGGTTATTAGCGTTATCAGTAATATCCTGAGTCCATCCAGTAGGAGCTGCTGCTTGTGCAAAGGGCATCCTTGTTCCAGATGCAAAATAAAAGTTTGTTAATCCATGCAAGGCATTTATTTCTGCCTCTGTTGCTGTAATCGGTATAGCAAAACCTGATCCAGCAGAACCAGGGAATTGTGCTTTTAATACTGACTTAATCAAACGTAAGTGGTCATCACCTTGATTGACTGGATCAGAGCTTGTTGGGTTTGATGTAATAAAACTTGATATAGTTGAGCCTGTTTCTAAACCCATAATAATTACCCTGGAAAAGTAGTAAGTGAAGTGCCTGACCAAGTGGATTTGGCATCATTTAAAGTAATTTCTGACATGGCTTGCTGGAATCTATTGTCCCATAAAGCTGATGCTTCAGCATCTTTTATGAAGCTATTAATCTCAACTAAAATACCAAACACATACGCATCTGGATTAGACTCAGATAACCAGTTAGTTGTTATGCCAGTTGATAATGGCGGCAATGTTTGAAAATAATCAATCTCTAATGAATGAGTATCATCATAAAAAGGTTGTACATGAATATCGCCTGAAATAACTGTATAGCATGGAAATTGTGTTTCACCATTATTAACCAGATTAGCCATCTGCTCTGGATTGACTTGCAACAAAGTTACTCTACTTTTTGAGTTATTATTATCAATAACCTTAATAGAGCGCATAACAGAATAGT